GAATCCGGCCGATCCGCCAGCAGATTCTTCCCCGGATTACGCACATACACCGCATTGACGTGTTGCGCCGAGTCTACGTACGGCCAACGTGCGGCGATCTGTTCGGCGGTCATCGTGTCGATTGCGGCGTATTCGGTTGCGGTGATTTCGTATATGTTAAGATCATCGAAATACACCACCATTGTACTTGTACTGCCACAACCGAAATATAGTGAAAATCCCGTTCCGACGAGAGTATTCCCGGTTGGTATTTTCACATAACAAAGTTGCCATTGACCTACCTTTGCGGTATCCATAGTCGCGGTGTATCTAGCTGTCCCTACTCCATTATCACGGATTTGTAAGAACGCCTCGCCACTAGTAAATGATTCAATATAAGCCCAAAACGCGACTAAGTAATATTTTGTCGTATCAAGGGTATTCGAATAATTTTTATAAATGGCGGATGAACTTCCACTGGTTGAAAATTTGATAGAGTTAGTACCACTTCTTTTTTGTGATGTAGATAGTGCGAATGTTCCTGAACCACCAGCACTCACAAACGGTGTCAGAATCTCGCAATTACCATCTTTCCCAAGCAAATTAAACAACGTCCGCCCCTTAAACGTAAGTGACTTAAACCGCGATTTCCTCGCCGCTGTTACTACGCTTACCCCTTGATTGATGGTTATGGGGGTGCTGGGGGCTGGATCGATTTGCCCGTGAGCGTTCGCAATCCCCTGCTCCCAACGATTCGCATCGTTTTCGGTGACCGTTTCACCGTACTGCCAGTTTGTTTTTGCGCTGTATGCCATGCTACACCTCCATAACCCGAATCGTTTGCTTGATGACTGTGTCCGTGGTAATCGGCACGAAGACATTATTGGAGCTGATCAACTGATTGGCGGCGCTTTTCAGTTCGATTATGGTGATCTCGCTGACCGAGCTGGCCGGGACCAGGTACTCCATCGTTAAGAGATTCGCGGCGGTCTGTTTAATCTCGAAAGACGTGATCACATGCGCCCCGTTGTTAATCACCACTTTTGCGATCTTGTCGTCCGTATATTCGGTCAGCTCCACCAAATAGGCTTGATCAATCATTTCACCTGCACCTCCTGCCCGCGTACCGCAAATGGCGTCTGGCCGAGCTTCCACGTCGTGCCCAAGTTAGTCATCCGGGTAAGCCCGATCTTAAAGATAGATTCCTGCAAAGCGATGTTCGCCCCGAGCGCAGTCGATTGGATATAGATCAGGTTGGCCGGTTTGACCGACTTGATCGTATACTCCATTTCCCGGAAGATCGCGGCGTCCGGAATGTCGACCGTCACCTTCAGGATAAAATTCTGCACATCGACTTCGACCGTGGCTTTCCCAGCCCCGACGAGGAAATCAAGCCGATTCTGCAAATACCGGATCGTAAAAGGCGGCTTCGTCGAATACCGGTTAATCAGGCGGATCCTCCGGAAGTCCAATGTTTCCGTCGCCGGGTCTGCCTTAATATTCAACTGCTTCTCGCGGCGCTTTATAGCATCCAAGCCAGACGTCATAATAAACTGATCATCCAGCAGCTGATCGATCGCAGCGGCTAACGTATCGAGCTCCACATCTTCGGTATCCGTAAGCTCGACGAAATCTTTGATGTCTTGGTACAGCTCCGGCAAATAGGACATGAGTGGTTTACGCAACATGGATCGTCACCGTCCCCATAATAGGGATCTGCTCGGCTCCGAGCGACAGGTTGCTCGCCAAGGTATTGATCTTCGTCGTCGTGACATCCTCAATGCCGTCCACGCCGAGAATACGGGCCTCGATCTGGCTGATCCGGACGACGAGCTGCGTTTCATTTTTCCATGCTTGCCGTAAGGACAGCAGGTAGTCCGAAATCACTCCTTCGATCTCGTCCTCGACTTGTCCAATCACAACGCCGCTGGCAAGGGTAACCGTAGTCTCCACGTTTACGGTAACCACCTGTACGGCGGCGATCGTCACGCTATGGCCGATCGGGGCGAGCCCGATCCCTTCCCCGCTGTTTGTGATCGGGTCGATGATGGTCTGGACGTCGTCTACGAGCTGCGATGATGGAACGGTAAAGTCGCTTGCGATAATCGTACATTTGACCGTGCCGCCCCCTTGCCATGCCGGGAACACCTTCACGCCACCGACACCCGGTATATCTTCGATCTTACGTTTGTAGTCGGCCACATTACCGCCAAAGGGCTGCTCATTGATCGCGGCCATATACCGCGCCCGCAGAGCTGCGTCCGTCTCCTCGTCTTCTCCCGGGACCAGCACATCCGCCAGCTCGGCCCGAGAGAGGCCGGCTACATAGTCGATTGGGAGCATGACACCGAAGGACGTATTGCCGATGGTTCCGACCTGCTCGGCTTCAACGATAAATTGACCTGTAGTGATCTGCTCGAGCACTATATAATTCACTCCGCCAAGGCTGTATCGGCTTCCGATCGGTACGTCAAACGGAGCGTTTGCGCTGTTGTAAAATAGCCCTTTCCGCTTGGCCTTGGTCGCGGCTTCTCGGTTGATGCCGTATTCCGCAGCCCGTCGTTCCAGATATTCACCGGTTGCCGTGTCGGCAAAGGACAGGTCCCTGTTGATGTCTAGCTCGATATACATTTGCGCAAGCTCCGCTGCAGCCGGTGCGAGTGCATCGTAGATGATCGAACCGGGGCGTTTGTCCACGTCATTCGATACACTATCCAACATGCGGTTTAAAATCGTTTGTTCATCCTGCGATTCATACATTACCTCGGCACCCCCTGCGACATCTGAAACGTCCCGTATTGTGTTATGACCGTGAACTCGATCAGCATCGAATCCCCGTTAATCTCGACACTCACGTTTTCTACGCCGCGGATCCGGTCATCGGGTAGTAGTGCTTCCTGAATGATCCGAGCGGCTTCGGACTGCACGAACAACGGGCTTACACCGACCAAACCGTTCAGTTCATGGCCGTAATTGAAACTGTAGATCAAATAGCGAAAACGCTCGGTTTGCAGGATCTTAAGCACGGCCTGCTTGACCGCATCCAGATTATCGATCATGCCCGTAACCCGGCCCTGCTCCAGATCAAGCCGCCATGTCCGAGACGGCTGCTGCACGGCTTGCACTTGGGCGTTTCTCAGGGTGCTGCCTGTCGGGATCATCCGCTCACCACCTTGTCCAGTATGAGGTACTGCTGCCCGCCTTGGATCCGGAGCAACACGACCTTGTCGCCTATCTGCAGCCCCGGACGGATGACGATTTTGTCCGCCAGCGCCTCGCCAGTTGTGCCGGACGCTCCATCATCCGTATACGAATGGCTGTGTTTCAGGTCCACCTCATACCTGGTCAGGCTTTCCGGGACAATCAAAAAATCCGCATCGAGGGGGAAACGTTGGTCGACGTTCACCTCGAGCGGATCTGTTGCGGTTATCTCGCCGTAAAGGATATTAACCGGGCTGCCGGCTTCGACTGCCTCCTTGGCGGCTTGCTTAATGATGTCCAGCATCAAATCACCTTCAGTTGAATTTGCATGGTGTGATCTTCCCCGTCGTACCGGTGAACGCATTCGTCGATGAGGAAAAACTGGTTGACCCCGTATTCCTCGATATTGACGGGTACATAGCAGCCGGCGCGCACCTGAGAGTCGCCGATCGCTTCGAGCTGCAGGCTGCGGGCCTCCCGGTTTTTTAGGGCCATGAGCTGTTGTAGAAGCTCGTTGATCTGCGCCGCGTTTTTTTCCTCATCCACGGTTTGGTACAGCTGCAGCGTCCCCCAACGGGCGATATTGGCGCTGTCCTGCGCGATATAGACGTCACGCCTGCCCGTCTCCTTGTTGTCGCGCACCAGTTTGACCTTGTTGTACGTGTCCGTATCGATCGATTGCTTGTAGCCGTAATCGATCAGGCTGCCGTTGCCTAACAGGAGATCGACGCGCATGTCTTCCACGTTTCGGAGCGTCAACGAGCCGAAATCGTCGAAAAATACGTATATCCGGTTCGTGTTCATGATCGTTTGCGTAATCGCCTTCTCGATGATGTCGAGTAGTGTCTGCCCATCTTCAACCATCGTCGGGATCCTGTAGCCGGTGTCGGCCAGCACGCCCGTGGTCAGATTAAAATCGTCAGCGATTTGCTTGACCACATCGGCTACGGTGACGTTTTTAAAAACATAGGTATCGGTCGCCAGCAGATACCGCACCTGGTCGTATGCGAGGATCTTCGCGTCTTCGTCCTTCCCGCTGTCAATCGAAAAGATGTACCCGTAAAATACATTGTGCTGGCCGTCACGAAATCGGATGATGTCGCCGTTACTGTAGCGGAATGCCGTGTCCTGAGAGAACGAGTTTTTGATCATCGTAAACTCCAGACTTGCCGGACGCCCGCTGCGTGTCGTCTTCCACGAGATGTCCGATGCGATACTCGAGATATCCCATACGTTGCCGTCCTTATTGTCCAGCAGGAGCTCAAGCATTCACCGTCCCTCCCGTCTCGGGGAGCCGGAGCTCGTAACCGATCGGCAGTGCCTTGACTTGCGCATCGGAAAGCCCGTTCAGCTGCTGCAGCTCCCGCCATCGGGCACCGTCATCGAAAAACCGCTTGGCGATCGCCCAAAGCGTATCCCCTGCCACGATCGTATACGTACTCGGCGGCAGACGGTCGTTCGGGCGTGTTTGCGGCTCCGGCTGGATAACCTCGGACATAACCCCATTGACGACCCGGGACGCCACTGTGACGCGCTGGGCAGCGTAAAAGACGTACCGTTTCAGCCGCAAGGTATAATCGATGTCGCCCCCGGAGCCGGCCGCCTCCTTCCAGCGGAATTCTTCGATGCTTGCTGCGACATTCAGGTCGAATGAAGGCCCGGTAAAAACAAAGCGGATGGGCCGCTTGGACGCCATCCACGATTCGATATAGTCGATATAGAGTTGCGGATCCAGCAAGATCGGCGCGGTCACAAACGGCGAAGGCGCCGCGGGGAAGAAACTCGAAAACGAGTACTCCGTCAGCTTTGGGCTCTTGATGACATTGATCTCGCCAAGACCGGCGACGTCGTAGGTCCGGCCGTTCACGCCGTCGCTGATCTCGATGGATCCCGGGTTGACAGGGAGCTGAAAGCCCTCCTGCTGATTGTTAAAGGATAACCAAAAGCCGTAGTCAGCCATTATAGCCTCCTCCCTTTAATGCCGTTTCCAGTAGAGTCCAATCTCTTGTAACTGCTTTTTTAATTTAAAATTCATTATGTTTGGCTGCTCTAAAACGTGGTCGGGGAGATCAATCCAAACTGCTTGTTTTGGGTACTCCAATCCTTCTGCATATCGAAAGACGAGCTCAGACGCTTCATGTAATGTCAGTCTGTTTATTGATTCGAGCCCAAGTCCATTCTTAAAGTGAACATGGAGTGTGTATTTACCTTCTGAATCAGCTAAAGCAACAATCAATTTGCCCGGAAACATTTCTAACGGGTTATGACTTGAAAGCTCGTATGTCCGAAATTCTAGTTTCATACTTGGAATATCCCCTTTGCAGATGATGCTAATTCTTGTTCCAGTGCTACTGCGATACGGTTTTTGATAGTTTCAATATCATAGCCATTATTGACATTACCAGTATGAACCAAATTCGCCGTTGGCTGCAAGGTTATAAAATTCTGAACGCTTTTCATTTCCGCCAGCTCGCGCATCATGCGCAGGTCCTCACTGGAAATGTCGACTGAGTCCTTGATCTTGCCGACCTCGCCGACGCTGTTGATCCGCTCGATGTCCGCAGCGCTGTTCCAAGCCGTGAAGTCGAATTTCTCCTCTTTCGCGGTCTGCTCCGTTGCCCGTTTCGCCGCCCGACTGCTCAGCATATCGAGAACCTTTTGTTCGCGGGCCGCAGCTTTTGCAGCAGCGCTGCCTTCCATATCGGTAAGGGCGTCTTCTCCTGCTTGTTTCAAGTAAGCGGCTTGTGCGGCGGCAGTGGCGGCAAATTCGACATGTGTAATAGCTTTAAGCGAGATACCTGGTAGGTCACCGAGTTTTTCAATTAATCCGTTTATGCGATCAATCACACCGTTGATCATGTCTTCCATGAGTTGCAGTGACTTGACCTTTGCCCATTCGAAAACATTCACAATCCCATTACCAACCCGTTGAAAGAATATCGGGACCTGGTCGAAAAAATTAAGGACCATATTCCACGCCCGCATAAAGCCGGCTGCGAAATCGTCGTTGGTCTTCCAAAGTTGCACTAACCACGTAATAAGACCAATTACCAAAGATACGATCAAGATGATGACATTGGCCTTCATGACTTTATTTAGCGTCGCCCACGCGGCCGCTAATCCATGTGTCGCCAGTGTCTGCGCGAATAAGGCAAACGTACCGGTACCCGTCGCAAACGCCATAACCTTTTGGGCCAATGCCTGACCACGGGTCGCAAGCGTCCAAGCCGCCATCGCTGCAACGATGCCCCAAAGGATCGGCTCAATCGATCCCCAGTTGTTCGAAAAGAAATAATAGATCTGACTGAGGACGCTAAGTAGCCATACGGCCCCATTCGCTGCCGCCGACAGCCCGTTGCTTAACAAATCGAACAACGGCTGGAACTTGCCAGCTTGGGAAGCTTGGTTTAGCATGACGATCAATGGGAGTAAAGCTTTCGTTGCCGCCGATCCCGCATTCGCGAATCCGGACCGCATATTGTTCTGAAATATTTCGAGTTGCTTTGCTGGGGAAGAAAGCATTTTTTCAAACGCCGCTTGCCCCATCTTTTGTTTTTCCATCAACTTGTCGAAGGCCGTAAGGAATCCGTTGATGTCGCCTTTATTGGCAAAATCGGTAATTTTAAATGCCCGAATATCCGACTTCGACATGTTAAAGCGTTCGGCCAAGGATACAATATCGCCGCTCAGCGCTTCTTTCAAAGCAAAGGCTGCACCTTCGATTCCGTTCCCCGCACTGTCGAAGGCATTAAGACGCTGGGCGAGATTGTTCAATTTGGATAGCTGCTCGGTATTCTGCGTGGCCGAGAAAAACGACATTGTACTTTGCAGGGACTTGTTAACGTCCTGTCCGGTCGCAAGTGCTTCCGCCTTAAATTGCTGAAACATTGCGTGTCCGATGCTATCGCTACCTGTCCGAGCTTTGAACATATCCTCCATTTTCTGTTGTTCCATTGCCCCGCCGATCGTGGCTGCTCCGAGCTTTTTCAACCCCTCAATCGTAATGTACGTAGCCGCTATGCCCTTGACGGTTTGCAGGAGTCCGGACGTGCTCTTCTCAGCTTTTTGGACCGTTCGCTCGTACTGCTCTTGTGCCTTCGTCGCTTCCGCTATGGAACGGGTGATCTCATCCTCCGCGGCCGATATCTTCCCCTTGGCAGCCGTAATCATTTTCCCTACTTTCGCATCACGTTCCGTCGTCTTCTGCATTTGCTCCATAGCAGAGATCAGGAGATTCATGCCTTGTGTGATGTTCTGCAGGGGTCTTGTGATTGCGTCAAACATTTTAAGCGTCGATGTAATGGTCGCCAACCGTTTGCCCTCCTTTCGAGGGAAATATAAAAAGCACCCCCGCCTAGAGAGTGCTTGTGATCGTCTTATTTTACGTTTTTGAAAATTTCTTTGGCTTTATCATAATTAGCTTCCAACAAGAACCGCCCATTTGCTGGCCAATCTTTCAACATTTCATCTTTCTTAATCGCTTCCTTCATATCTTTCTCTGTTTTATACTCATATATCTTGACCTGATAGGTATCCATATAAAAATAGACCCCATCGGATGCGCCGACTATTTGAAACATTTGCTTTTTACCGGGTTCAACCGTAACCCCTGCATCCGTATACGCCTTTATAAACGAATCCAAGGTCAATGTACTCTTTGGCTCGGAGGACGAACAGCCCCCAATGACAAATGCGATCGTCAACAAACACAGTAAAAGGATTTTTCTCATAATGCCCCTCCCCGTTAATGGACAATTTTACCACACGCATTATATCACATCTTTACGGGGCAGGGACATTACCGTTTCGCAGCAGCCTTCTTTTCGGCGGCCATCCGTTCATCAACCGCGGCCATTACGAAGGCCCGTTCCTCACGTGGGAGCGACAAGAACTCGCTCGGCCATTTGTTGAATTTGTGGAGGGCGTAGTAGGCATAGTTCGCGTCCGCATCGCCCTCCTTGATTAGTTTTTTGCTGTTTCGATCATATCTTCCATGCTGCGGCCGAAGCCGGACAAAAGTTGAATCTGCTCGGACAGCTCGGCCACTTCACCCGGCAGCAGCACCCGGTTGAGGTAATCCGAAGGAGTAATGCAGCCGAGTTTCTGAATGCTGGCCGCGTCTTTGAAATCTGGCATGACGGTATGATCGATCACGATTGTCTCGTTAAACTTTTGAGCGTCCAATTCTACTTTTCCGCCTTTGCGGATGTTCGTGGATTTTTTTCGGATATCTTCGAAGGTGCTACCTTTCATCGCCCGAATCGTAAATTTCAGCAGGTTACCATCCGCATCCTTGAATCGATCCGAAATGGCTACTTCACCTGTTACATTGTCGACGGGGTTGCTATTGAGAAAATCCTGCAAAGTAGACATGGGTTAATCCTCCTTGGTTTATACGCCCGTAAGCGCATTGAATTGGTCGAGTATATCGTAATCCGAGAATGTGAAAGACAGTTCCTCGTCCATCATGTCATCGGATGTACTGTCGAACTTGGCTGCGATCAGGCTGTCCAGGTTGCAACCCTTGAGCACGACCGTTTGCCTGCCTGTACCGGAAGTCGGGTCCTCGTTGATGACTTGCAGATCAAAGTTGAAATCCCGACCCGTTTTGACGTAGGTCAGCATGAGGTTCCGAAAAACGGAGGAAACGTAATAGACAGTCAGTGTCCCTGTGCCGTTCCATCCGCTGGACTTCTTGCCGACGTTTGTCCGGCCGAGTGTTGGCACATCAGCCTTGTTTTTCTCGAGCGAAGCCTCGAGACTCTTGGCGTAAAACAGCTCCTCTACGCGGCCGTTAACAGTCGCGAATGCCTTCGCCATCTTACCGGATATCGCATCTTCCTCACGGAAAAACATGTTATCTCACCACGACTTTCATATAAATTTTCTCAATGGCGTCGACCGGCTGGATGTAAACCTCGACATAAACGCTGTCCGTCTCCGTCCCCTGCTGGACAATTACGTCCGTTTGAGAGTCGAAGTTTTGAATGGCGCTGATGTTCTGCAGCGTCTCCAAGTACTTGATAATCTCAGCCTTAAGGAGATTCCGGCCCTCGGGGTGGTTATCCACTTTTCCCAAATAGAATTCGCTGAAAATCCGGTTGAAATCGTTGTTGATGCCGTCCAGCACCCGGAGCACTCGGTTTTTCGAAAATGCTCTGTTCTTGGTCGGCACAAAGCTCGTATAGGTGTTGATATCTTTCTCGACAAGGGCCCGGCCATTATTTGCAGTAAAGAGGAATTCCCCGGCTTGCAGCGCGGCAATGATCTGGGCATTCGTATACCTGGTTGCCACGTCCACAGCGTCATCGTAAGCCGTGAAAGTCAGCGATTGGTTGATCTGTGCGCCAGCCGTCGCCCCCGCCGTCCACGCGGTCGCCTGCGCCGCCGTGAGCGCCGTTCCATCGGAGAGTATGACGCCGTTTTTGACGCCGATGACACCCTCATAGTCGGCCGTCGGGTAGTTCTCCAGCACAACCTGAATCTTCTTACCTTCGTCGTCACGGAGACGTTTGGTGAAAGCGACGAACGTTGATTTGAGCGTATTGTCCGTCGATGGCAACCCGATCGTATTGAAATCAAGGATTTCGACAGCCGCCAGATAATCGACATAGTCCTGATTGGTTGTCGTCCCGTCTGCACCGCCGATCAGCGGCGCCCCCGCTGTTGTCGCCAGCGTTCCCGTGCCACTCCAGACGACCCAATCATTAGCGACAAGGCCCGCGATGTTTGCGACCGTTTGCGTGTCGTACTCGGATCCGCTGACAAGCGTTTTGACGTCGAATTTGGCGTTGTCGTCAATATTGGTCTGGATCACGATGGTGATGTTATTACCGCGCGCGCCACCCCATTTGGCCGTTGCCGTCAGGTTCCCACTCGTGACGGCTGCTTTGGTTCCGGTGTTGACCCGGTAAACGAGCAGCGTCTTGGCCCGTTTGAGCGCTTCCCGGACAAGCAGCATTTGGGAAGTCGTGATGCCGTAGCCGAGCTTGTCAAACGGATCCTCGCCGGCCTCGATCGTAATGATCTTCTTTGGCTCGCCCCACGGCAGAACGAGCGGGAGAGAAACGATTCCGCGCTCTCCGACCGTGCCGATCGGCTTGGCTTCGCTCACCGTGTTGATATATACCCCGGCGCGCTCTTTGTTTTGCGTTGTCCATGTACCAGCTGCCACGATCACTCAGCCTCCTTTTTCAAAAAATCGTCTTTCAGTTTCTCGACCTCGGCGAACGTATAGGACTTGCCGTCCTCCAGTACGGCGGTAAGGATATCGCGATCGATCCCCGACCGCTGCCGGGAGGCGAGAAATTGTTCTTTCGTAAACGTAGCCGTTAGCTTTGCCATTTGATCACTTCCTTTTGCTCTAGCGTCTGCATCTTCGGATGAATCGACTTGACCTCCCAAACCAACAAGGTGTAATCGACAAAAAAATGCAGAACCTCGTCGATAATTTCAAAGCGCCTGCCGGTTCCCTGGACTGGTCGGCCGCCGACTTGGATCGTTTGGAGTGCGCTTGTCAGTTGCTCGGCCATATCGTACATGCTGTCGTTCTCGCGCGCCGGTGCAAAGTAGTGGACGTCGAACGGATGCACCCGCCGATTGCGCCGGCCGAGCTCTTGCGTATGCATCGGCTCGAGGAGTCGCACAAAGAAGCAGGGCGGATTGAGCTGCTGCTTGATCTCTTCGCCGTGGATCGGCACGTCGGGAAAGGCGGCATCCAGCGCAGCGTTTACCCCGTACCGGACATCGTTGAATGTAACCTGCGGCATGCTCATCCCCCTTTCTTCGGCGGCCTGCCGTTCATCAATTGGTTCAGTAACTGCGTCATCCGTTTTTCCAAATAGACCGGCAGCTCCTGCTCGATTTCCTTCATCGAGATGGTCATCATAAATCGACCTTCGACCCACTTAGTCAAATCCTCGCCGGTGCGGTGCCCGAATTCCACGTAGGGGGCGTACTCGGTGTTATTGTAGATCTCAACCTGGTAGGCGTCGCCATGACGGACCGCTTTGCCGACACGCCAGTTTCGCCGGAGCTCGCCGGAGTCAACTGGCGTCCGCTTTTTGACCTTTCGTTCGGCGCGGTAAGCCATCTCGAGTAGAAAATCCTGAATGAATCGCCCGATCACCCGGTCGTCCAAAGCCTTTTGAAAATTTTTCGCCATCCGTTTCAGCTCATCAAAATCGAACTTTCCCCATTTAGCCACTACGCCCACTCCTTGCGCTGGATGCTGATTTCCTGATGGGTGGCATAGATGAATGGCTCGCCGGCTTTATACTTCCTTGTTGGAGCAATCGGCTCCCAGCCTGCGGGCGTGTCCTGGCCCCGTGTTACCTCCAGCATGTCGCCCTGTCGGATGTCCAGCTCCGGAACGATAAACAGCTTTGTTTCGTACCGGATATCGTTCTGCGCCTCAGTCTGGTTGTTCTGGCCGAGTACCCGCTGCGAGAGTCGGCACGGCTTGTTGATTTGGACCGGTTGTGGAGTCTGCTTCGTCTCCTTGGTGACCTGGTTCTTCGCTCCAGCGTATCGGTAGATAGTGCAGCGATCCGTATAGAGGCGCTCGATTGCCGCCCGGTGCTTGCCGTAGTCGATCGGCATGTTACCACCTCATCCGTCGATATGCGATCAGACTGGACCGATAGTCGAATACCACCGATTCGATAACCGTCAGGGTCGGAGCCGGGGGCGCCGTGCTGTCGACTGCTTTGATCGGTTTGACCGTCGTATCCCCGATCTGCGTCTCGTATGTCTCGATCGGCTCCGGATCCGGAAACAAAATGGCGAGCTGCTCTGCGGATAGAGCGCTCGCCACCATGGCGACCCATGTTTGCTTGAGTCCGTCCGGTATCACCGTGATATTGCAAAAGTTTTTGATCGACTCCTCGACTGCATCGATATACAGATCGATCAAGTCGTCGTGAGTCGTTTCGGCCAGCGATAAACCTAATCGCCGCTTGACCAGAACACGGATATCCGCCTTATCGATTGCCACGCGGATCAGCTCCCCGCAATATAGGCGGCGCTCGCCGAGGATGTGGCGGCTTTGACATAGATCAAGTTGCGGTTTGCCACGTCAAGCCTAACGGACTGCCCCGGGGCGACGACATACGCCTGTGCCGTTGCATTGCCAACGAGCAGGTTCTCCGCGGCTTCTGCGCCAGTGTTTTGCACGATAACCCAGCTTACCGCTTGGGAAGCCCCCAGCGCGGCCGCCGTCCCTGTTGCAGCCAATGTTCCGGCGTAGATCGTACCGGATGCCGCGCGCTTCACCGGCAATGGGTTACTAGCGGATACCCATTTCACCTTTCGATTCGCATCCAAGAAACGCGACATCGATTACACCTCCTGCGCTGCTTCAATTGCAGCTATGATGTCTTCTCTTTTGACACCGTTGCCCAAGGTCAGCTTTCTGGCCTTCGCCAGCTTTCGAAGCTGCTGAATGGTCAGGGCTTGCAGATCCGTTTCGTCGATTTCCGGTTCATCGACCTCGTCTTCTTCATCGACCACGTCCAAATGAGCCTTGATGCGCTCATAACCCGATTGGTCGATCGAGAATTCCTCCCCGGGCAAGTGCCGGGTTCCGTTATGCCGTACGGCGACCTTTTTCGGTGTTACGATCATGTCGTGTCCTCCTTAGATGACCTGCGCCTGGAATACTTCATCGGCAGCTGGGAAGCTCGGCAATGCCGTCGCGACTGCTTTCGTCCAGGTGCTGACCGGATCGAGATTTTCCTCGTAGACCATCGCCAAGACATTTCCGACCATTTGCGTTTGAATCGAGGGATCGCGCATCAGGCGGATTTCTTCGGCCGTCGGCCCGTAAATCGTCTCACCGAGTGGTCCGTCAGGAAGCATGACGAATTTGTTTTGCGGGAAGTATCGCAATTGGGTATACGTCCCGTTCGCGTTCTGCTTCCGGTATACATCGTCATAGATCGCGATTGTCGGCAACTCCAGCTGGGTCAAGAAGGCGTTCAGGTCTAGCCGTGTAGCCACTCTGGCCGAGTTGTTGCCAAACAAAGCACCAATCACGTTCGGATTACGAAGCAAAGCCATCAGGACCGCGCTGGACGTCAGGACACGGCGTGGCTTTGTGCCAAGGGTCGAATACCAATCCTGCATCTGCGTAATCGGGTCGCTGTCGGGGTCGGTCCACAGGTCAGATCCGGATAAAACCTCCTTATGATCGCTCGGCACCCCGTAATCGATGGTCGCGCTTAGATTGTTTTCGTTCAGCGTGACCGTGCCGTTCGCCGTAGCTTCCATCCGCATTGCCTCGACGCGGGCCCTCACGCCGGCGACCAGGACATCGATATCGTTGTACACCTCTCGCATCAAATATTGCTGCTCCGCCGGCGTGCGGGGGTTCTCAAGGGCGATGATTTCCTTTTCCGTCAGGGGCAGTTTCCGCTTAATCAACGCAAGCTCCAAAGCTTTTTTGTTTCCTTCACGGCTGCCGATCTCAGCCTCCGTATCGAAGGCGTGGACACTGGCGACGACAGGGATACGCTTTGCGCCTTTGATCTGGTCAAACTCCAGCGATTCGCGCTTGATCTCGGGGAACAGCGCCTCCCCCATCAGAGCCGGATACTGCCGGTTCTGCAAATAGTTCAGTATTTCGCGCTGGGTAAAAAGCTCCAATACGCTAGGCATGGTTGTATGTCCTCCCTTGGCGGTCGATTACACGACCGTTTTGAATTTGATTTCTTTCATTGCCGTTTTGGCAGCCGTCGCAGGGGCGACCGGCAGACGCGCCTCCAATACCCAACCCTCAACCATGACGGAACCCGGTTGCGGGCCTTCGGTGACGTCCGTGTCGGTTAGTGTAAGGCCGATCGCGGTTGCGTCATTAGCCGGATAAACCGTACCCGCGGGGACGATCTTGCGGCCTTGCGCGTTGGCTGCGACGCCGCTGTCGCTGATTTGGTACGTGAAAGCGACGAATTTCGCGCTGGCGAGAAAATTGATCTGGTTTTTCGTGCCGTAATCTTTTACGTATGGCATGGTGGTCTCCTTTCCTTATGCCCAAGGATTCGGTGCAGCTGCGGGGGCCTTTCCGCTTTCATTAGCTGCTTTTGCAAAATTGGCTCCGGCTCCAGTCGAGCCGTCACCTTCATCTTCCTTACTGCCTGCCGGTACAAAGCCCTTGTACGTCTTTTTGTCGACAAACAAAAAAGCCTTGCTCGTCTGCAGGGCTCTGATCTGGTCATCCAAGCCGGTCTTCACGCCGCCATTGTCGTCCAATTCGATTTTCGATTTGTCCAGCAGACCGGCAACGATATCCGGATCGTGGACCTTGCCGGCAAGAGCCAGCTTCACGGCCGTGCTGAGCCGCAGTTCCTTGGCATCGGCTTCGTACTTCTCTTTGGCCGTCTTGTTGTCGGCTTGCAACTGCGTGATCTGATCCTGCAATGCCTTGTTATCGCCAGCTGACTTGCTGAGAGTTTCCAACTGCTTGTCGCGGTCCGTGACGTCCTTCTCGAGCTGCTTGCGCTGCTCAGACACGTCGTTGTACTGCTGCTTCGGTACAAAGTGCTTCGGCAGTTCCTTGTTCACGTCGCCGATCAGGGAGTCGATCTTTGCATCATCCAGCCCTGCTGCTTTCAAAATTGCTCTAAGCCATTCCATATATCTCAGCCTCCATACTTTTTATACTGGTCAGTGCCAGTTCGGGGCGGCCGTGATGCTCCGGCCAACGAGCAAAAGGTAAGTGCCCCGGCAGTCTCATCCGGAGCCCGTTTCTTCCACAACCAACTCGTATTCGGACTCTAGCGCCTCGCGGGTACATACCCGCAGCGAACCGTCCGCCTCCTTGACGATGCACTCGCCCAGCTTGGCGATCAAGACGCTAAACGCGCCGCGAATGACCCGCAGCTGCACACCCGCACTCGTATATTCAACGCTGATTGGCAGTCCGGCAAAATCGATGATCGCCTGATGGTTGCCGGGCGTATTGTCAAACTCGATTACGTCGATATAGACGTTTTTCATGTAGCGCAAGGGCAAGCTGATCACCTCCTAAGGCATGAAAAAAGCACCCTCGCAAATGCAGGAGTGCTTTAATGTTATTCGATTTCATATCGATGATACTCATACTGCTGCTCTGACAACGTCAGGTACAATTCGCCGAATTTTTTATATGCTCTTTTTTCCGAAGTCGTAGCATTTGTGAGACTGACATCTTCCACGAGGACGAACTGTTTCCCACGTGTTATGTGGATTTCGAGGATGGGCCCGTGTCCCCCATGCCAGTACACGATCTGATCTAGTTCATAAGGTATTTCCACTGTGTAACTCCCTCCTTCGACAAATGCAGGAGTGCTTGCTACTTCTTCTCCGAATCGTCTTTACCGTCTTTCTCTTTCCCTGGCTTCGTGATAACGATCTCGCCTTCTTTCGAAGTAAACCGGTCTTCGCGAAATTCTTCCTGCTTGTCAGTCATCTTCCAGCACCTCCGCAATCAGAAATATAGTTCCTGCCTCTTCTGTCGCTTCAAGGATTTTGTATCGTGTTCCCTTATCGAGCAGGAATTCCAATTCGTTTTCAAATTGACTGAGCGTCGAGACCGGCGCCCCTCGAGTTTTTACGGGTACACGTAGTTCCAACTTAATCCCTCCCGAAAACGAGCGATCCGACAGGAACGTTGTACTCATGAACCCCTTGTCCGCAACGATAACGCCCGGCAATTGGGATACTGGCATGCCGAAAATATTGCGACTCAATCCGCGATACACCTTGATTGGTTCTTTGAGCCTGAATTTTCCAAGCCCGCGACTTATGTCATCTGCCATTTGATCGAGGTATGGATCTCCTTGATCTTCCCGGAGATTTCGATTGATCTTCGTATACGAGCTGCCGGTATAGGTTCGGATTGCGTTCGTCTCCACATCGGTTAAGCTCTTTCGCCACTCAGGGGACACCTCACTCACCCAAGATCGCACAGCATCCGGACTGGAAAAGGTCCAATATTCAGGTGGCTTTATTATATCACCTTTCGGCGGTTCTGACGATAAGACGTACTGCTTCTCCCATTCCGGATAGGTGATATCTCCAGGTACATAGTACGTTTTCCCGTCCGCATCCCGGGCGATCCGCTCCCCGGGATCGATCTCGTCGTCGAAGTACGGAACCGTCGTCGTCCGGCAACGCACGTGGAACGGCGGGTAATTGACGCCGACCTGCATTTCCGAAAGGGGAAAGACCTTGCCGTCCATGTCTCGACAAATCGGTGTTGTTCGGCTGTCCAGCGTCGACAACACCTCGTATTTCTGGACAACGCCGCTTTCCTTGTAGCCCGCCATTGTTGCCTGCCCGGTGAAAAAGGCACTCTCCGTTTGGACCAGGCGCTCCGCGTTGGACCGGGATACGTTCATCCGCTCGGTAACGTCTTTGACGGTCCGATCGACACTATCGCCCCGGATAAACGATTGCGAAAGCTTCGTCTGCAGCTCCTGCCGCAGCTTTGTCCGGTCATCCCAGATCCGCTGCGACCAGTTTCGGCCGTCCAGTTTGGCGCCGAGCACCGTTTTCAGGCCGTCATCGTCGATACGGGCGAAGGATACCCCGATTCCGGTACCCTTTTGCAGCTCGTACAACGTTCGGTAGTACGTATCCTTGTAGATGCCGCCCAGCAATGCACCTGTGCCCGCCTGTCGGCTTCCGACGAGCATTTCGACCTGCTGGTTGATCTGAACCAACAACGCCTCTAATCGGCTTACACGCGTCCGAAAATAGACGTTGTTTAATTCCTTCGTCCACTGACCGTCTGCATTGTCCTTTGCTTTGGCTGTGAACTCCTTTAAGGTCATCTTGAACTCTTTCAGCTCGCCGGTCGTGAGCAGTTTTCGAGCCTCGGCCATGTCGATTTCGTTGTTCTTGGCGAATCGAGCGTAAAACGCCTCGATATCCCGCTTGATCGTCACCGTCGCCCGATCGAATTCCATTCGTTGCTCCAGCTCGTAGTCGTCCGCCTGTTTAAACTGGCGGGCCGCGATCTGCTCGGAACGCTTTTTCCAATACTCGGCCGATTTCATTGGGCCTCATCCTCGTCAGGCGGATTATCCTCACCCATTCCCGGATATTGCGACAGCTCTGCTTTCTTCTGTTTCTTGATTCGCTTGAGCTCGGCCAGCAAGTCCCGCACCCATGGATGCTGCGCTATCAGCGTTTCGTCAGACAGGATGCCGACGCTGTCTTTGATGTTGGTAATCGTATCCGTCTCGTTGATCGGGATATCGCGGTTAAAAATAAAATCGACCTGCTCCGTTGAATAGTCGGTGCCGGTCGAATTGGCGATATGCACATCGATAAACCATCGCAGCTGTTCGAGCGCCGCCTGAAACTCGGTTTCGATGATGTTGGCGTCCATGTCTAGATCCGCATACAGGAATTTCAAGGCGACACCGCTCGGGCTGCTGCCGATCTTGTCCGCTTGCGTATCGACGCCGCGGCCGAATTCGTAAATGTCCTTCCGGTTCCGGTCCATATGGGCTGTATAGGCTTCCGTGTTGAGCTCCAGGCTGATCGTATCGACGCCCCCTTCGCCTTCCGTGAACACGACCCGGTATTTGCTGATGTTTTCCCGGAACTCTCCTGCTTCCGTACCGCCGTAGTTTTTGACCACGTATACGCTATTTGGCAGGTCCTCCAGATTGTTCGCATTGTCGGATTTGCGGGCGTCGTAGTCGTCTACGAGTGACTTGATAAGCTCGAGCAGCGGCTGCTCCTCCTCGTTGTACTTGAAGGCGACAAACGGGATTCGCTCCCAATTGACCTGACGTTCTGCCCCTGCCTCGCCGATCTCCCGCATATGGCCGGTAAACTCGCCAGCTTCGACGTCCGGGACCAGATTGCCCTGTAGGATATACCTCCGGACGCCATTCTTGTCCCACCATTCGACTTTGGTCACGTCGCGGCGCGTGATTCCCTCGTACGCCTCGACCTTGTAGACGCGAATCAGCGCTTCCAATTCGGTATGATCTTCATCACGCCAAAACGGAATAATCTCCTCGGAGCGCATTCGCTTGAACGAAAGCTCGCCTTCCTCGTTGTAATAGGGGTGCAGCCAAGCGATGCCTTTCTTGATCGTTTCCTTGCCGGTGTTCTGCAGCAAGCGCTGCATCGCTTGGCCAAACAGATCCGACAACAGTTCCTGATACTCCGTATTGTCTGTTTGGATGCTCATCTGCTTGGCAAGCAAGTATCCGACCTTCTGGTCGACGAGCTTTCGGTAGAAGCCGTTAACGAGCCGGATATCGGCCAAATTATCAGCCCGCTGCTTCCGGCCATCCTTGCCAATCGTCGTCCGGTGACGTTTGAGAATGGCCGTCTTGTTCCGGTAATACTGCTCGCTCTCCTGCATCAGCTTGCAGGCTTCGGACGCTTGCCACTTGCTGACCTCCGTCTGGATGATTTGCTCCAAGGTCATGGCGCTTGCGGCGCCAGCTTCGATAATCTTCACGATTTCTCGCATTGCTGGACTCAAATCGTTTACCTCCTTTCCTCGCCGAATCGGACGCCGGACGGCTTAATGTCATCTTCCAGCGCATACCTCGTACTGTCGATGCTGTGATTATCCTTGTCGGGGAATCCGTCTTTCCAATTCCCATTCGCATCTTTCTCAAGCTCGTAATGGGTATATTCCCGGGCCGTATTCGGGCAGCGTTCCTCGTCGATGATGATTTCCTCCAGATCCTGAAGGAACTTGATACCGTGCTCCACGCTGCCGGGACCTTTCTTCGCCGGACGGATCCGGATTCCCCGTGATTTCATTTCATCGTTGGATCGTGGCTCTGCACTATCGGCTGTAACCGGCTGATTTAGCTTATTCTCGGCCTTGATCGCCTCGGCCAGCGCATCGAACCGCATGCCGACCTTGTGGATCTCGTGGAAAATGTAAATCCGTTTCCGCATCTTGTCATAATGCAAAACCTCATAGTGCAACGGATCAGCAGCGTACCCCCAATCGAGCCCGCGCTTGATACGATCGAACGAGCCGATCTCCTCGGCCGTAATGGTCCGAAGCGTGATGTTGTTGAAAACTTCACCGCCGGTTCCCGTCACCTTGCCGAGATATTCATGCTCATAAGCGTCCAGATTGATGCTTTTAAGATGATCGGCCTCAAGGAAAAACTGCTCTCCAAGCCAATGACGAGGAACCGTTTCGTACGTGCTATGGTGAACGATCCGATCCGGTCGCTTGACACGAATCTCGCCGTTTACCCAGTTCCGTTGCGACTTCGGCGGGTTGAAACCATAAAAAACGACGAATTTGGGGCCACCGCGCAGGAACGTCTGATTGATCGTTCGCACATCGGCCATGCCGTCGAATTCGTCGATTTCCTCGTACCAGATGTATTTAATATAGCCGTGCCTGAGCTTGCTGGACTTGACCTTCTTGGGCTTGTCTGCACCTCGGAATATGATTTTTTGGCCGGTGGGTTTATACGTCAGGCTCATCGGGCTGACACTGTCATGCCAAAGATGCGAGACGCCCAAAACATCGATCGCCCATAGCAGCTGCTCGTACACACTTTCCCGCAAATACTCCTTATGCTTCCGCAACGCGACCGCATTGGCGTCCGGGTCCTTCATCATGCCGAGGATAATTTCCAGACTGACGAACGACGATTTAGTTGAACCACGTCCACCTTTCAGCCAATAGTGCGTGTAGCGATCTTCTTTGAGAAAGTGGTGAATGTCGTAGAAGCTTGGGGCGATAAGATTGGTCAGAACGACTTTCATGTCATGGAGCCTGCCCCCTTTGATGGACATATGTATAAAACATTTGATTTTGCGAAGATGTCCGAGCTTGCGATTCTCGTATTCCGCCAAATTCGGCTATTTTCGCCGTTTTCGATTGCGTGGAACAGTGTAAAAAACGGAGTAAATGAGCATGGCCCCGATCTCCGGCTTTCTCGCATTTACTCCGTTTTTCGTGGCACGTCATCAACGATCTGGACAGCGCCGTTTACGTCAATCTGTTGCTTATCGATCCACATGCCGAAGCGTTTGCCAAGCAGCTCGAGCGCCTTTATCTTGTCGGCAAAGCGTACTTCGCGTTCGACGCTGTCGACGTCACCAGAAGTTTCCTTGACCTTGATCGAGGCTATGGCCGCTGTGTCATCTTCGGATGCGTTCGACGATATAGTCGCGTCGTTCATATTGACCAGCCGGGTGGGATCCAAGAAAGCGATCCGGGCGAGCTCGCGGATAATTCGATCCTGATTGACGCCTGTTCGTCTCGAGTGCTCCGCCATTCGCTCGTCGATGTACGCGCGAATCTGAGGTTTCTTTAAGTTCTCAGATCCAATCTCTGCTGCTGTTTTCGGACTATATCCGGCCCTGATCGCTGCCTGCGTGGCATTGAGGTCGATCAGAAATTCATCTGCAAACTTCTGCTGTTTGGCCGTCAATGCCATGTCATATCACCTCGCTCGGTTAAATTTGATTTATCTCGTTATTCCTTTACGCACTTCGGCCTCGAACAAAATTGCGTCGTTCCCTCGAATCGGCCCCAGATACAGCCTTTGCACTTGACTGGCTGCTTCTCTTTCAACCGTCGTGTCTCTTCCGCCTTGGTAAGCCCGTTCAAATGGCGTCGGAGCTCCCGGCCCGTTAACTCTTCTGTAGCTGGCATATGATCACGTCCTAGAAAACAAAATGCCGCCAATAATGGCGGCTATTCGAAGGAGGAGTTATTGGATTACAAGTATTGCACACTATCATAGTAACACGGGTTGACAGGGCTTTTCGCGTCAACATCGCGCCAATTTTGCGTCATTCTTGCGCCAATTTTACGACAGCTTAATATATTCGGCTATGGCGAGTGGCCTCCGTCGATCGAATGTCCTTATGGATATGCCCATCTCGTTTGCAGTTTCCGTCGGCGACATGTCCTCGACATATCGAAAGCGAAGCAGCTTTGCATAATCCGGCTTATACGCCTCCAGCGCCTTCAACGCTGTATCGATCCGTCCAATCTCTGCTTGTAAGTCCTGAAACCTCGCCAGCCGATTCAGTACCTCGTCAATATCATCGCGAACGTCGTAGCCGCGTGCGGCAATTACCTTCGCAAGCTTAGCGCGAAGCTGCCGCAGTAGCTTGTCGTCCTCGATATCTGCTCCGACAGCCGGAATGGCCTCCTGTTGTCTTTTAACGCCTGCGGGGTATCTTCCGCCCAGGTAAGCATGTGCGGTCGATTCCAGGACCAATTCTCGCCGCGACAGATACATGTACGATGGCAATCCGCGAAGCCGCCGATGCAAATCCTGCAGCTGATCGTCTTCGTTAAGCCGGCTGATCTGGATGCCGGCCCCGACACTGTAGGTCGACAATACTTTCATGCGGGCCTCTTTTTGCCGGTAGCTCTGAAGCTGCTCAATCACCTGTTGTTCGGTCATCCGTCTCGGCCCCCTCGTTGAAAATCTCCGCGACCGTCTCGTCCGTCGTTACCGTCAGCATGCCGTCCCACAGCTCGCGGATCTTCTTCGCTTGGGCGATTACGGCGACCTTTTGCTTGGGAGTCAACACGACGTCCATCGCCTCGTGATAGTGCCGCTGTGCTGCCGCATAGGCTTTCGTGTGCAACACGTTCTGCGCTTGCCAGAACTCTTTGGTCGGCAAATTCTTAAGCTGTTTATGCTTACGGCGTTTCTGTTCTCGGTTCATGTGCCGTCCCTCCTGGTGTCATTTCAAGCTGTCGATCCGGGCTTTTAGCGCTTCAAGCAGCTTATCCTGCGTGGTCGCTTTGCCCTCGAGTGCTGACATCACGTCCTCGTCAGCTCCGCCCTGTACGACAAGGTGGTGCAGGATGACCTTTTGCTTTTGCCCTTGCCGATGCAGCCGCCCGTTCGCCTGTTGGTACAGCTCCAAGCTCCATGTCAAGCCGAACCATACGACATGGTTGCCTCCATCCTGCAAGTTAAGACCGTAGGCCGTCGAAGCTGGGTGCGCCAGTCCTACGTCGATCAGGCCTGCGTTCCAGTCTGCAAAGTCTTCGGGGGTCTTAAGCTCTCGGACCCGTAATCCCGTTTTGGCAAGTGCCTGCTTGATTCGGCTTAGGTCGTGCTGAAAACTGTAAAACACCAAGGCAGGTTTGCCGTTCAACTGTTCAAGCAGTTCGAGAAACGCCTCGATCTTGCAGTCGTGAACATGTGCACTTTTCCGGATGGTCTTCATTTTCCCTTCGTCGTCAAATACCGGATTGCCGCCTGGGCCTAGTTCGGGCTCCTCGTAGTAGATTTCACCGTTGCAAAGCTGTAAAAGCTTACCTGTCAAGGCCGCGGCATTCAACGCCAGAATCTCAGTATCCTCGATTTCCAAAAGCATTTCTTTTTCCATTTTTTTGTATAGTTTTTGGGCCTTGTCGTCTAATACAATCGGGATCACGTTCGTCATGCAATCGGGCAGCTGCAGGTAGTCGTCTGCTTTCATGCTGATGCAGAAATCGCGTATCAGCGACTGGATCGCCTCGTCAGCTCCCGGCTTCGGTGTATACCCGTGACCGTTGTAATTCCGTTCGAAATATTTGGTTCGGTAGTGTGTGATATTCTTTTCCAGTGCTTTCGGTTTCAACAGGTTAATCTGAGCCCACAGATCCATCAGTCCGTTCGGAGCCGGGGTTCCGGTCAATCCAACAATCCGCTTAATGTGCGGCCGGATCCACCCTAATGCCTTCGTTCGCTGCGCTGCGTAATTCTTAAAACTGCTCAGCTCATCCAACACAACCATGTCAAATGGCCATGCATTGCGATACTGCTCCGTCAGCCACACGACGTTGTCTCGGCTCATTACCCACACATCGCCTGGCGTATTCAGCGCCCGAATACGCTGCTGGACGCTACCAACGACCGGAATGACTCTCAAGTGTTGCAAATGCTGCCATTTGGCCGCCTCGTTTGTCCAAGTGGCCTCTGCCACCTTTTTCGGGGCGACAACTAAGCAGCGCCGTACAGCAAAACGGTTATATTTCAAGTCGTTCACGACGGTCAGTGTGATAACCGTCTTACCTAATCCCATGTCGAGAAAGAGGCCCAAAGCATCCTCGGCAATCATCCGGCGGATGTTGTATAACTGGTAGTCATAGGGCTTAAATTTAATTGGCGCAGTGCTCATAATTGCCTCAGCTCCCGCAGGAGTGCGTCCACCTGCTCCTTGCTGTCAACCACTCGCACGTCACAGCCCAATGCGCGCAAGCGCTTATGCTGTACCAGTTGCAGCGGACTCGGCTTGCCTCCTGGTGCTTTCAGCTCGACCATCGCAATACGGCCACCCGGAAGAATCACAAGCCGGTCCGGTACTCCGCTGTTCCCGGGGCTGGTCCACTTCGGCGCCCAGCCTCCCAGCGCTTTGACCTGTTCGCGTAGATAAGCCTCTATGTCACGTTCCCTCATCGGGTGAACCTCCCTCGCGTATACTTTGTTAACTTTGAAACCTTCTCCCGCGTATATATACATAATTAGGCGTGTCAGGCGTTACGCGTACGCCCTAAATTCTATAATCTATCTATTTTTTAACTCTATAGAATTTAAAGTTGACAAGGTTTACAAAGTACTTTGAAGCCTTACGGTGCAAGGATTTTTCCGTCAACTTAAGGTGTCAACTTTGTCATTTTAGAAGGTTGACAAGGTTGACATCCCAAAGTTGACAAAATCGTCGGTTTTCGGAGAAAGTTGACAATCAAAGTTGACAGCCGTTTTCTCGGATATAGCCGCCCTTAACCTGCCCATGCGCTCCGAATCTGAACGTGTTCGGGTACTTCTTCCATTCTGGCAACTTATCCAGTATGGCGTTGATCCGAATCGCCTCCGATCGCCGCAGCCCCTTCGTGTCGCCTCCAAGGGCTTCGAACCAGACCTCCTGTGCGCAGATCCGGTCCCGGGTAATAAGTTCGCCCGGGTACGTCCCGAACTCGCCAGACCAAAACATTTTCCGGTCGGACAGGCTCCGGTTCAGCCAGTCAGGCGGCACCTTCCGTTCGGCGAAATCGGCGATAATCCCCTCCCACGGATCGGTTTCCGCATGAAGCTCCTGCTGCTGCTTCGCCTCCTGCTCCAGTGCTTCCGGTAAAATCAGCGGCTCCCCCATCCGCCAGCGCATCACGGCTTCCGCCCATAACTGGTCAATTTCTGCATCTAAATCCCGAAAAACCAGCTTTGTACGTTGCTGCACGCCGCAGTCGATCGGCCAGAATCGCCGGCCGCCTGTCGGATCCTTCAGATATTGGTCATCGTTCGACGTCCCGAAAAATACGCAACGCCGCGGATGCTTTTCCGTCTTCCGGGCATACGCCGCCCGGTACTGGTCCTCCGTCCGCGATAAGAAGCCTTTTATCACCTTCACGTCGGAACGGCTGTAAGCGCCCATCTCGCCGATCTCCACGATCCAAGCGTTCTGCAGCAGCTCTGCAGCCTCCTTGCCCTCGAACGACTCGATACTGTTATTGAACCAATGCTGCCCCATCCGCTGCAGCAGCGTCGTTTTCCCGAGACCCTGCGCCCCTGTCAAAACGGGCATCGTGTCGTATTTCAGCCCCGGATGCATCGCCCGGGCCACGGCGGCCGTGAACGACTTCCGCGTAACGGCCCGGACATACGGCGTATCGGCAGCCCCCAAATAATCGATAAAAAGCCGGTCCAGTCGCGGCACACCGTCCCACGTCAGCCCATGCAAATACGCAGTAACCGGGTTTATTTGATTCTTGCGGGCACAAAGTACCAGCGCGTCCTGAATGACGCCTTCCGTCCGGAAATTCAGTACACCCTGAATATAGTCCCGCAGCCCGCTGTCGTCGTCATCCCGCCACTGAAACGGCCCCGTCTCCGTATTGCGCGGCGGCCACGGCAACGGCGCAATCCCCATCAGCGCATCAGCGAACGTGTCCATCCGGATCCGGCCCGCCAAGGCCGCGTCATGCTCCAGCACGATCCGGACGTTTTTCGTCGTCTTGGTAGGCGCTCCGCTGCTGCTGATCTCCAGCATCTTGATCCATGACATATCATTTACTACCGGTTGCGGACCTGCCGGGGCCTCTGCTACACCAAAGTCGGATACGGCTTTTGCATATCGCTCCTGCATCAGCAGCCCGGCAACCGGCTCCTGCTCCATGGCAAACGCGCACATCGCCGTATAACTCGGCAGCTTATTCGTCGGGGTACCTGGTGCCGCAGTGTCGTCCTGGTCGCCATATTTATGCAGCCGGACCAGGTCGAACGCATTGACCAGCCGGCTGCTGCACGGATCCGTCGCATGGTGAGAAAAGAGAAATTGGCCGTCGTCATACATCACAGCCCCACCAACCGTGGAGCCGCCCACATACGTAAGCCGGCCACTGCCGTCATCCGTCTCCGTGTAGATGCCCGGCAGAAAGACTGCGATCGCCCCCGGCACATCGTACACGCGGCAGAACGCCCCAACGACGCCCTGCTTCGCCGTAGGATCGCCCTGCTTCGCTGCCATCCGGACGTGTGCTTGCTGCGTGCCCGGGACCTGCGGCCACTCCAGATGGTTGCGCCAGTCCGCATACATCGCCAGCAGTCCGTCAGCGTCCAGAAACGGCTTGTCGCCATAGGTCATGACATATTGACTGTCCGAGCTGCACGATGGCCAGTACATCAAACGGGACGCCTCAAACGTCGTCGGGTCGCAGAGTTCGATCCCAATGATCGCCCCGAGCTTGCGGGCCAGTGGCTCATATTCATCCGCTGTGACCGTCCGGTTAACCGGCGCCAGAAGACGAAGCCGCGGCTTCGCCTCCTCGTGCTTCCGGGTGCTGTAGACGGCGTAAGCGCAGCCGAGGCCGTCCAGACGGCGCAGCACGTCCGCCGTACCCCCTGCCGGAATATTGTCCAAGTCCAGCGTCAGCACGTCGCGCCCGGTGACGTTCCCAGCCTTCCGGCGACCTCCGGCCAGTGTCCCAGCGACGAAGCCGCCGACGTCCTTTAGATCGTCCTGCTGGGACTTCGGCAGAGCGAGGTATTGCGCCAGCGTTTCGGTGCCGCGAACCGCCGTGCGCAGCCGCTCGACGAGCTCCGACCAGTAGAGCATCTGCGCAGGCCAGTGGGTCGCCTTACGGCTGCCGGCGGCTGAAATCGTTAATTGTCGGTTATACTGCACGGCGTCGCAGCCTCCTTTTTGATCAAATCAATCTGTCGTTAATACGCCTCAGCTCGGCGTAGTTACCGTTTTCGTCGTTTTCGGAATCGAAGTAGAAGTTATGTCCGAGCCGTAGTCGGCGCACCCTTGATAGCGCCCAATCAGCTGGGTCATGATTTTTCCCAAGCATGAATGTCGCTGCCCACGGTGTGGCGTTCGGGCTGCAATAGAAGTACAAAGGCCACCACCGACCAAAACAGCGGAACGGGAGACGAAAACAGACATAGCCCCACCGTTTCGTTCGGATGTTGACACCCCAGTGCATGGCATTACGTCCGTAAATCGTGATTCGCTTGCCAATATGGATATGCCCACTAAACATTGCTGCCACCTCCATACCGCCGATCCAACATTTCCACGAAGGCGACGGCCACGGCCGCCAGCTGCACAGCCTCCGCCCGCATATTCTCGTAGCCGCCCTTCGCCCGGGCTTCCGGTCCGTTATCGAACACCGTTTCGTTGATCGCCTCACAGAGCTCGCCGTATTCTTCGCCGAGGATGCCGAGCCAGTACACCGGCTCATGGTTCTGCTGCCCCCATTTGGCGTCCTGGCGGGCGCGTTCGGCGATGACGTCAGATAAAGCTACCGCTTGCGGTATGCTTGTTTCCAGATCATCATATTGCCTTGCCCAGCCTGCTACCGCTCGCTTGAGTTCGGTATTTTCTTGCAAAAGTTGATCTATTTGCATATTTGCTGCGCCTAATGCTTCACCTCGGCGACGGAAAAACTTTTGGGCCTCGCGAATGTTCTCCGGCGAATATCCCGTTTCTTCGTACGCATATAGACGTTCAAACAGTAGATTGATACCCTCTGAATGTGACAGCTTAGCAAACCCATTACCGTCTACGAACTCAAATGATCCGCAACTGAGTTTTCGCGTGATCCTATTCACCCCGCATCAACCTCCCCGATCAGCCGGTCAATGTACCAGCTGGCTTTCCGTAAGTCCTCGACGCCGTTTTTCATCGACCAGCGCCACAGGTATTTGATCGCCGCACCCGTCGCGTAAGCCTTCCCGCCAGTGAGCCCAATCGTCGCCGCCTCGATCGCGTCGATGCACTCGACGGCACCGGCCGTATAGTGACTCGGATGGTTAACGGAGTCGTGTTTACGCTTCGGCAGCTCGCCAAAATCGACGAGCGCCTGGTACGTACTATTTGGATCGCTCGGTACCCCTTCGGCGTAGCCGGCAGCCACGTCGAGTTGAGCGCGCAGGCGGGCGATCTCCCGATCCCTTTCTTTAATGCCGGCTTCCACAACTCGTTCATTGTGCTTCATATCTTCGATCTTCTGCCTTCCCGCCTCGATCCCCTCGTCATCCACCGTCGGGGCCCCCAAAACTCGCCGGAACCCATCAGCGATAAGATAATACTGGTTTGCGGCGTCTATTAACCTGTCGATTTCAGCCTGCCCGCGCTCGGCGACCTCCCGCCAATGCTGCGCGGCTGCTTGCAGATCGGCGACCTCTTGCTGCTCCGCTTTGGCCTCTGATTCGTTCGCTACTTTAGGCGCCACCGTCTTTTCCGTTTTGATCCTTTTGGGTGCTGCTACTTGCTTTTGCCCCTTAACCCCGGCCATGGCGTTCCGCTCCTTCCGTTGTCGTATACTCCCGTTAAGCTTTTCACCGAGTTCCATAATTTGCGCTCCGATCGGACAAGCCCGGCAAACCTTGTTTGTATGGCCCCCGCCACGAGGGTTATCCGAGCAAGTTTCGCAATGCTTCGCTTGAAGCGCGTCAATTTTGCTGAGGACTTGCAGACGCTCTTTACTCAAAGGGGATCACTCCCTCGACCGTTGTGATATTTCCATGAAGTCAAGTACCATAAGCCGGGTCTGAGCTTCCTTGATCACCCGCGCCAATACTTCTTTCTCCGTTTCCCGGACTGCCCTGGCATCGTGAACAAGATCACAACCCTGCAACGTGCTCAAATCCGCCCGTGTCGGATTCGTTATCTGTGATACCCTTACCGCTTGTTTCCGTATGGAACGTTCGACGTGATTACGCACTGTGCGGGCATTACCGAAATTCGGTTTGGCCTTCTCGATCCACAGTACACTGGCCAGCGCCTCCGTATAATCCGACGCGGCCGTGAATTCCTGATCGTCGAGCATCTGCTTTGCGACCTGAATCAAGTCCGGTACCGAATAGTCTGGAAAATGTACCCGGTTGGGGAAGCGCGACCTTAGCCCAGGATTGCTGTTTAAGAAGGATTCCATGTCTTCGGGGTAGCCGGCCGCGATCACCATGATCTCGTCGCGCATGTCCTCCATAAGCTGTACGACAGCAGCTACTACTTTATCGTCCTGCTTATGGTTGCTCTCCCCGTCAACAAACGCGTACGCTTCATCGATGAAGATCACGCCACCTCTAGCTTGCTTAAACTTCTCTTTTATCGTTCGTTCCGCTTGACCTACATGAGGATGGATGACATCAGCGTGATGTATTTCGATGAAAGGTATTCCATCATCAGAGCTGCGGGGGTTTCTACACAGCAACCCCATTCGGGCAAAAGCTTCTCCGATTAAACGAGCAGCTGTGGTTTTACCCGTCCCGGGGTTGCCCGTGAAAACCATGTGGTTTGTTTGAGGTTGGCTTTTCAAGCCCTGCTTTTTTCGCATGGTGGACACCCGCGAGAATTGTATAATTTGTTCGACCTGGGCTTTAACATCAGCCATCCCAGGCATTGAGCCAAGGCGACGAAGAGCGTCCACTGTAATCAGTCCTTTTGATAGAAGTCGGCCGTGAATCCTGCCGCTTTGAGCTGCAACCCCGGCGCCCATGGGATCGGCTCGCCCATCACATCCAGCGCATGTTCGAGTTGACCCGCATCACCTTCAGCTACAACCTCATCATGGATGTGCATGACGATCGGATAACCCACAGCATCGAGCCGCACCATGGCGACGGCCAAGCAGTCCCGGGCGATCGCCTGCACGACGTTCTCCGTCAGCTTCCCGCCATAGGTAGACAGCACCGTCCATTTTTTCGTTTGCTGGTCCATGCCCCAATAGTGGAGCGCCTGCTTGCCGAAGTCGTTTTCCTTTAAAAACGGCTTAGCGTAGTAGAGCTTCCGCCCACTTGGCAGCTGGATCGTGAAGAAGTCCTGTCCGGTACCGAAATGGCTTTCCCTTGCGAAGATCAACCCTTTTACTCCGACTGGCTGCCCGGTCTCCATGACCTCAAGCGCCGCGGCCTCCAAACTCCACCATAGGTCGACGATGCGCCGATTGGCGTTGCGCCAGCGCAGCACGATCTCCGGCAGCTCACCCTCGGTCAGCCCCATGTCGAGTGCCCCCATCGCGATCAGCGCACCTTTGCCGCCCTGATAACCCAGCGCAAGCTCCGACACCTTGCCTTTTTGCCGAAGATCGCTGTCGATTTGATCCAGTGGGATGCCAAACATCTGCGACGCCGACGCCTCGTATATCTTGCCGTGTGTCGCAAATACATCAAGCCGCCACTGCTCCCCTGCCAGCCAGGCGATAACGCGGGCCTCGATGGCGCTAAAGTCCGCCACCAGAAGCGTCCTACCTTCTGACGGTACAAAGGCCGTGCGGATGAGCTGCGACAGCGTATCCGGAACGTTGCCATATACAAACTTGAGCATGGCGACGTTCCGCGCGACGACGAGCTGCCGGGCATAGGCCAGCAAGGTCGTCTCGCGCTTAAGTTTGAGCTTGTCGAGGTGATTGCGCGGCAGGTTTTGCACCTGCACCAAACGTCCAGCCCATCGTCCGGTCCGGTTGGCACCGTAAAACTGTAGCAGTCCGCGCACCCGTCCATCGTCCCCGGCGGCAGCTTGCATTGCCGCATACTTTTTGGTACTGGTCTTGCTAAGTTCTTGCCGGATCTCCAAAACGCGCTTAGCCGCGCCCTCGTCCACCTTATCGATCAGCTTGCTCACGGTGTCCTTGCGCAAATCCGTGATTTCCTCTTCGCCTTCCAGCGCTTCGTTCAGCCATTTCGTCAATTGCTGAACGGATTTCGGGTTGTCGAGACCGGTTATTCGGACGGCTTCGGTCTTAAGCTCTGTCGTCACTAGCTCATCAACGGCCAGCGCCCCGGCGACCATTTGCATATCACAGCCGACGCCGTGGGCGTTGATCCGCTGATCCAGCTCCCACAGCTTCTGTTCCTGTTCTGGGACCGGGAAGGCCGACAACCGCCGAAGGATCTCCATTTCCGCGACGACGTCGCCGGCGCAGTACTCCTTAAACAGCCGCCACTTCTCCGGCTCGTGATGCGGTAGCGTGCGGATCCGTCCGCCGTTGGTCTTTGTCGGCTTCGTCGGAATGCAAAACGTCCGGATCAGCGCTCCGCCTACGCCCAGCTTGCGCTTATCCTGCGGCAACCCCATAGCCTCGCCTGTCGGGCCGAGACCGGCCGTATAGCCGCAGTACAGGCCGTGCATCATCGTGCAGCGCCACTGCTCGATAGGCGAATGCATCACGCTATTAATGCAGTACCACTCAAACGAGGCGTTATAGGCATGTTTGATTACCTGTGGATCATACAGCGCGTGAATGACTTCCATTGGTAACGATTCGCTTTGCACCAGGTCAACTACGTTAACCGGTCCCCCGTCCCAAGAGAAGGCGAACAGAAGAATCTGAAAATCGGGTGACTGAGCGTATTTATAAAGACCGGACTTCTTCAGGTCGACGCTGCTGTACGTCTCAATATCGATTGATAAATGCCGCATATGCCCTCCATCTGGGGAAAGAAAAGGGGCCCCGAAAGAAGCCCCTTAGATTCTTAAATCCCCCACACGCCGCCATTGAGCGGTTTACCTGTAATCGGGTCGATCTGCTGCGCCGGCGGTTGCATTGGTTGTTGACCATAGCCTTGTTGCGCCGGCGGCTGACCGTATCCATAGCCCGATTGCGCTGGCGGTTGCTGCTGACCGTAACCCTGCTGTGCCGGGGGTTGGCCGTAGCCCGATTGTGCAGGTGGTTGCTGCTGGCCGTAGCCATAACCCTGTTGCACCGGGGGCTGGCCGTACTGCTGCTGTGGCGGCGCTGCTTGTTCCCAGCCGCCCGGAGCTGCTGGAGGAACGTAGCCTGCACTTCCACCATTTCCACCGAAAGCCTGTTCTGCGCTGATCCGGCCGCCCAACGGCTCGCCGTCGGCAAGCTTCTGGACCGGACCGAGTCCTGCACCGATCCCCCGATTACCGCTATTGCTGAACGGGAAAAAGTTGAGGTTCACACGGCCATACATGCCGCTGTATACTTCCGTTTGGTTAATGATTGGGTTCATGTTGGCATCGACAACCGCCTGCTGCTGTTTACTGCTGGCCGTAAGCACCCAATGCCCCTTAGCCTCCGGTCCAAACGGCTCTCCATTTTGGCGAACACCGTCCCCGTCCCATAACGGCGTTTTCGGTTGAGGAGGCCGAGCTCCACCCCAGACGCCGGACACGCCCTTCTGGATCGCAGATTGAATTGCTGCATGAATGCGCTGCATGGTCGTTACATCCGATTTCGGAATCAGAATCGTCGTGCTGAATTTCGGCTCCTGCCCTGGTTGGCTGGCATGTGGCTGAAAGAGGTGAACGTAGCTAAGTCTTACCTGTCCTGTCGTTACGCTTGTCGCTTCTACTTGGTTTGTCATTTGTCGAGTCCTCCTGTTGTCGTTTTTGCCGCTTGACCAGCGGCCCGAAGTCATTTGATCTATGTGATAGTCGGCGACGTCGCCCATGACTATGTCACCTCTGGGGGTGAACCGAAAACGTCTTCTGGCTTGACCTTGTCCATGAACGCCGGACGTGCGTCATTCTCTTGTGCAAGTGTCGGGGCTCCGGGCTTGCTGACCACTAACCCCGGACCCTCCAGCAGTTCGCGGTATTGCGCCTTCCCGAGCTCTTTTTCGAGCTGCGGCGGCGTCAATGGCTGCCTGACATACAGCACAGCCTCGTCAATCCCGGACTCTCTTAACTTGGCGAACGCCAGATCAATGTCCGTGTAATCGCGGCTGCCACGACCGGCTACAGCTTTCCATCCCGGTACAGGCTCCCCGGTGAGGATCCGGGATAACGCGACCTTCTTGAGCCCGTTATACCAGGTCACAATCCCGTCAGCCCGGCGCAGCACGTCGCCAACCTC